TCCATAATTGTTGGTCTTTAGTAAGTAGCTCTTTAAGCATATCTTCTGCAGTGAATCGACCGTATGTATATACAGCGCACCGTTCGGCAAATCTTTTAATTCTCTCCCAAACTACAGGAATATGTTCTCTAGGAACAAGCGTTGTTTTCATTAACTAGGCATAAACCTTTCGGGATTAATTTGTTTCCCTTGTTTTTCATTTCCTGTTCTAGCTTTTCTTACTTTATCCATCATACTATATAGTTTTTTAGATCCTGCATCAGATGAGCCATTACCTAAATGACTAACTACATCAGCAGGTAATACAAACTCACCTTGAGAAAGCGCTGCTTTTTGTGAACCATCTATCATAGCAGGTACGTCATCACTCATACCATCGCCTGCTACGCCACCACCATTTAAATATCCACCAACTGCCATTTCCCTGCGTCTACTTGCAGATTCAGGGCTGCTACCAGGTCGTGCAGGTCCAAGATCTAAAAAGGGAGTTGGGTCTAAACCTAATTCAGCAGCTGCGTTAGCTGGATGAACACCCATAGAAACCATGTGGTCAAAAGAACCCATTGGATGACCTGGCATTACACTCGCAATACCGGTTGGCATAGGACTTGGCATAGCGCCAGCTACAGGAGCCCCAGAGGGAAGACCTGCACCGGTTACACCAGAAGGACTGACACCCACATCACCACCTTCAGCATAACCTCTTCTCAAACGTTTTTCTCTAAGTAGTCCTTCCATTCTTTCTTTAGATTCTTTTTCTCCTACTATTGAACCAGGAGGAGGAGCAGGTATAGGAGTAGGACTAGACATTTGCATTTGCAAGTTATTTAAAGCGTCCATCATAGCAGGACTAACTCCCCCAGCACCGCCACCAGGACTAACAGTACCTCCCCCTCCGTATAGTCTTAGACCTGAATCTTTTTCTAAAGCGGCTTTTATGCCGGTATCCATGTTTAAATTTAATTGACTGTTAGGGTCATACACGTCTTCAGTTTCTTCAAAACTTTCATATTCAGGCTCCATAGCCGATAATATTGGAGGTGCGGCAGTCATAGCTAATTTACCATAACCTGCTGCTGTACTTCCGCCACCTAAATTATTTACAAATGCACTTGGATCATTAAGAGATGCTTGAAATCCTTGAGAAATAGTAGGAGAAGCCCCAATACCTCCGCCAATGCCAGTAGTAGGATCAAATCCTCCTCTAGCTGACCCAATTGCATTCGTTGTCGTATTTAATCCTTGACCTGTAAATTGACCTGCTCCTGGAAGAGTTGAAGCTGTTGAAACATTTGAAGCTAAAGCAGGAGAGCCAGCAAACGAACCAGGAGCCGCTGTTGGAGCAGTTGCATTAAGTGCAGTTGCATCCATTGCTCCTCGTAAACCGCCGCCGCCATATCCTCCAAAACCGCCGCTAACAGCTCCCATTAATGGGTCATCTCCTGTTAACGCAGCTATCCCTGCTCCTGTCAAAGCTCCTGCGGCAACGCCCGAACCAAGCATGCCTCCCAAAGCTGCCGTTCCAAAACCAGGAAACATTGCTCCTGCTGCTATTGGTGCTAGTGCTCCTAATGCTCTTCCCATAATCTTGTCCTATATATTAAGTTGTATAATATCATGTAATGTGTTAGTTATAAACCGTTTTATACGGCTTCTGCCCCTGATATAGTTATAGAAAGTCTAGTCGCATCTGACACTACTTGTATGGTATCTCCGGGGTCAGTTATCTGCAATCCAGACCAATGTAAATACTCTTGTTTAGCTATAGAGTACTCATCAATAAGTACGTTCCCAAACGTTGCACTACCGCCTGCTTCTACAACATGGATACTAATTATACCTGCAGCCCCTGATGCACCGCTGTGATTAGTCACCATAATGTCTTTTATGTATGTTCTTGTGTTAGCAGGGGTCTCGTACACAATAGCCATAGTAGCCGTAACATTTGACCTCGCTAGTTTTTTACCTGTTAAATTTTGAAATTCTCCAGCCATTATATCCCCATCCAATGCATAACATTGCTTGTGTGTAAGTTAGTTACCTCATCTAAATGTGCTTTATCTAGTTGAGCGAAGTACAATCGCAGTTGATTTTGAAACTGATTCTGTTGATCTTCACTATATTCTAATAAAGGTAAAACTAAATTAGGTGCTTTGGGTTGTACAATATGCGCCATATTATCCTCTTAATCCGTCTGGTCTAGCATCTACACGAGAATCACCTAACTGCCATTGAGTCCCTACAGTATTTGAAGATATTTTAAAACTCATTTGACGCCCTCGAGCTCTTATAAATACTTGGTTAGTATACTGATCTATTGTTGAAGAACTTGTAACTATGTCTCTTGTTAGTGTAGCACCTGCAACATCCGTTACTGAGGTAGCAGCTCCAGGAAACTTAGTTACTGCTACTGACATGTCGACTTGAGGTACAAGCGGTGCACCCGTTACTGGGTTTTCTGTTTGTGATGTACTAAAGTCTATATCAGGTATTACACGTTTGGTTAACATAAAAAACTCACCTTCATTTATATCCATAAATGCAGACTCAATAAAAGAGTTGATTGCTAACGGTGCTGCATTTAAAGGCTGCCCATCGTTTGGTCCATTCTCATGTGAGTATATATACCCCCCAGAGGTAGCTAGTGGGAAAGTATTAATACCTGCATCTACCCACGTAGTTCTATTAAGCTGACCATAATACCAAATGTCATCACGATAATTATAGACTATATATCGGTCAATACTTGTTGATTCTCCAGAAGGGTAAAACCATATGACTTCGTTAAATTCTTTGTTAGTGCCGCCGTATATAAGCTGTGATTGCCCTCGGTTAATGTCGCTAAATATATATCTTAATAATGGACATTTAAGTACATTTACTCGACCATCATATATAAAGAAGTTATCGGTACCCATCCAATACATATTGTTATTAACATTTGCATACGCGTTAGGACCCATAATGTTAGTATCAGAAGACAGTAACTGCAACCCAAATACTTCAGCTGTACCTAAAAATTGTAGTGTGCTTAGTGACGTATCAGTCCATACAAGGGTTTCTTGTCTTACGTTAGCTGCAGTTATAATTCTAGACCCTTCTTTAACAAATAAGAATCCGGCGCTATTAGCTAATAATGGGTTCCATACTTCTGGTAAAGGACCTATATCAGCGTTCACGTCAGCCCACCTAATTAGCATAGGATCAAACACGCCTCCACTGTAAATAATTTTTTGATAGGAACCCGCTGCACCTGCTGGAGATGTAGTAGCGGCGACTATACTATACGTAAATGTAGTAGTAGTAGGTACAGTGGTTATTTGATATGTGCCTGAGTATGCTGTAGGAGTTTGACCAAATAAATATACGTAATCACCAACAGCTAGTCCATGATTAGTAGCCGTAGTTACTGTAGCAATAGTTCCCGCACTAGTTATACTAGTAATAGTAGCACCTGCTGTTGAAGCTTGATTATAAGCACTTGCTCCTAAACACAACAAATGTCCACTTGGTGCAAATAATGTTTTTTCTGTTTCTTGTGGTACAGCTATGGCTCCTGGTAAAGAACTAAGCAGTACAGCTCTATTACTAAAAGCATTGTTATATTGCCAAAAAAAGATTTGCCCTTGATTATTTAGATTAAATATAAGGTCATTATTAAAGTTGTCCATAAAAATAAGACGTACATCTACAATAGCAGGAACTGTAGCACCTGAACCCCAGCCTCCTCGTCCCCAAGTACCTGCACCCCAACCATAACCAGCGATAGAGGAGTCAGCACCAATGTTAATTTCAAAGGCTGCTGTAATCCCTGTGCCTCCGCCAGTGCCAGCTGACGTAGCAGTTCCTGCAGTTTGAATAGTAAAGGTATCTGCAGTTAAAACAGTCACTTCAAAGTTTAAATTAAGTTGAGCAGCAGTTATACCATTAGTAGTAGCAGTACCAGAAAAAGTTACGAAGTCGCCTGTAGTTGCACCGTGACCAACTATAGTGACTAGAACTTGACCCTCTGTGCCTGCAGTGGTGTTAGTAGTAAAACAGTTGTCTGTAGCTGTGCTAGTAAAGGTGGCCCGTATAGGAGTAATGTCAAAAAGGTTGGTACCGGCACGCACATATATTTTTTTAGTGGTTGCTAGTCCTGCAATTTCAGCGCCTGTATTAGTTGAATAAACATATAGTTTTACAGCTTCACCAACGTATCTGTCAAAAGTTTCAGCTTGCCAACCGCCAAATTTTTCAGGGTATCCTTCACGAAAGCGCACAAGATTACCATCGTACCAACCGCCCATTTGAGCTAAATCAGTTTTGTCTCTGTTAATTCCTGGTCTAAATTTTAATTTACTAAGCGCCATTTTATTCCTATGACATTAACAAAGCATGTTCTGCTAATCGTCGTCTAATTAATCCTTTAAGTTTACGGCCTCCTGCATAACAATATTTTAGTAGAACTTCTCCAGCTCTTTTTTTATCATTACGTTTAAACGCTGACCGAACTGTACTTCGTTGAAAGCATCCCAAACCAAGATTAAAGCTAAAACTAACAAGAGCGTCAAACTCAGACTGCGTTGGTTGTCTAGGATATAATAAACGACGTACTCCAATTTCAAATTTCCTTAAATCTTTTTTTAATAATGCATCTATTTCATCAGGTTCCAGTTTGCGATCCCATGAATCAGGTAGCTCAACATTACGGGTGATAAGATGACCAACACCAATAGTCCAGTAACCAGCAGGACATCTATAAGGTCTCGCACGTACTCCTTCAAAATACTTTATAAGGGCTAAGCCCTTCTCCGATGTTTTCACTTATTTTTCCCAATGTCTAGACCCAAACCAAAAACCAATAATAGATGCTAGTATAGCCATTTCTTCATTACTAAATACAATATGCATAGCTTCTGCGTAGTTGTGTCCTGACTGTATAGCCCAGTATAAACCTACAAAGTCGACCACCAAAAGAATAAAAACAAAAATATAGGTGATAATGGGGCGAACACTAGCACGCAAATTAATAACCCAAGTAGACGCTCCCTCCGCGACTTTTTCGTCGTGTTTGTATAGGGCAACCCTTTCTTCAGCATATGTTTCCATCTCAACTTGGTCTGTCTTAAACTCTTCAATCTTCTCTTGAGACGCATAGCCAGCTTTTGCCAATTCCATAGCACGTTGTATTTCAAGCTTTGCCATTTCTTGTTCATGTTTTTGGTCATTCTTTTGTTCAAAAAACT